GATAACATATTGATTATCAATATATTAGATAGTTATTAGTTAGATAATACTAGTAAATAGTATAGTATTATAGAGTAGTAGGCTAGCTAGCAAGCTCACACTTTTACTTATGTTACACATATATTGTGCTAAAAAGAGAGATTACTCTCTCTTAGCAGTCCCAGTAATAGTAAATACTGAAAGCAAAGCATAGATATACAAAGTATATTGTATATTTTTCTAGTTTGTTGTAATGTTTCATAATTTTATATTTAGATTAATAGTTATTAGTAATAGAAAAAAAGAGATGTTAATCTCTTTTAGGTAATGATTTAGGATATTTATCTTTGATGTATAGATAAATAAGATAAGTTGCTGCTGCGAAGAAGAATAGTTTAGCTATCGCTAGGATAACAGATAGGATGACAAGTACATAGTTCATAGTAGTATAGTATTGATTAATAGTTATTTGTAATTGAAATGAGGAACGAAGTGACGAAAGCCCCGCCCCTGTCCAAGTTTTAGAAACGGAAGGGGGAGGTTTGCTATATCGTATCCCTCCCTCACAATAAAATAAAATTATAAAAAAAAATATAAAAAATTTTTATATCTTTGTATATTATTAATTTAGAATAAAACGTCATGTCTAAAAAAACATATAAAAAAGGTCCAGCAGTTAATCTACCTAAGTTTGATTCAGAGGGAAATATTATTAAAACAATAAAAACGGAATCACAAAAAAAGGCAGAAAAAATAATGGATGAGGAAATTCAGAAAAAACTTAAAGGACAATTTAAGAAATATAAGGAAAAAGGGGGTTTTAAAAAAGGGGGTTATAAAAATGGAGGTAAATTAAAAAATAGATATCCAGGAGGAGGTAGACACCAACACGATTAATTATAAGTATGCCAATAAATCCTTATTCACTCAACACTATTATACCAGGAGGAGAACCAAATGGAGGATTAACTCTTGGAGGGACTAGTTTAGCATATGATATGTTAAATGAAAATCTTCTAACTGCAGCTAATATTAATTTAATGAGAGGCAATTTAGATATAGGAGCAGAATATAGTGGTCTTCATAGTACTGAAAGAGATAGTCATGGTGTGTTAGTGGGAAATCCTTCAAGGAGTTTTTTAGGGGCTACTGGTGGACTTAATTTTGGAACATATGCTGGGTCACGTAAAGGAGATTGGGAAAATAGATTTATGGGAATATTGAGTGGTAAACTAGGATATGGAGGAGCTGGCACAGGGCTTGATAGATATAACCTAGAGCCTCTTCAGGAATCAGATAAGGGGTTAGCGTATTCTGGAAGATTAGATTTAAAATCTGGAAGACCTGGAAGAACTTATTGCGTAGGAAGCTATTGTAGCGCTGCTCCAGTTCCATCTAGAAGTATTGGTCTTTTTGGAGAATACGGAAATCCATATTCTCTTAATCCAGGACTAAGAGTGGGAGCTGAAGGACATTTTAGATTTCTTTCTGGAGGAGGTGGATATGATTTTGAATCTCAATCTCCGTTTATAAATGCGGGATTACGAGTACCTATAAGATAATAATTTAAAAATATAGAAATTATGATAGATATGCCAAAAGAACTTAAAGAGAAACTTGAATGGATGCAAAAGAATAGAGAACTTCAAGAAGAAGAAAATCTAAGAAAAATGAAGAAAAAAGAAATTCAAGATGCTTCAAGAGAAAAAAGTATTAAAGACACTATGAATTATATGGGTGGTGGAAAATATAATAAGAAAAATCATAAAAACTTTTAATTATGGGATATAAAGATATGATGAGAATGATTGGGAACTTTAAACATGTTCCTGCAGTTATTGCAAATTCCGCACCTAAACAAGAATATAATAAATATGATAACGGAGGAACTTTAGATGAGACTGACCCATTTTGGCCATATCAACAAACAAATTATTTTAATCCTTCTCTTAGTACGGGATGGTCTCCTTTTCACTTTGGTGACAATTTTGCGACAGGACTTTCAGGTTCTCTTAATTACACTTATCCACTTTTCTCATCGCGATATTCTACTCCAGAAGGTCAAGATAGATTTGATTTTGGACCAAGTCTTACAATGAGTGGTCTGATGGGACAAGAAGAAGATGCTTATACTTCTACTTGGCAAGGGGAACCTTATACATCAGATGAATCTTTCTGGAATAAAAGAACAAATATTGGGCTTAATGCTGCTTATCAATCTCTTATAGGTAATAAAGGATTAGTAGCTGGAGGAGAATTAGAAGGTGGTATTGGATTTGGAACAAACACAACACATGGTCCATATGGATTTGAAGAAACTCCTGTAGGAGGTAGTTATGCTTCAGGTCAATTTGGATTAGGATATTATCCTGAAGACTCTCCTTATAACGCTAGAGCTGTTTTAGGATATGGAACTGAATTAGCTCCCGCTCATCGCCCTGGAGGATATTTTGGGTTATATGGAGGATTAGGTCCTGTTGAATTAGGAATAACTAAAGATAAACAAGGGTGGTCAGGAGGATTTGGTTTAAATATTCCTTTAGGAAGTAGAAAACCAGAAGTTATACCTGAAGGAATATATGACAATGGAGGAATTATGCCTGTAGAAGGAGGAATGGGAAGTATTTCTTCTTCTTCATTTTCAGAAGCTGCTGATATAAAAAATAGAGGAGGAGGTCAATACAAAGGACTAACTCCATATAATATGGATGTTTCATTTGAACATGATTTAATTACATCTAATATAGGTTCTTTTAAGAAGGGAGGTAAAATATTGTATGATGAAGGAGGAATTGAAGATGTAACAGCGGCTGTCGCAGGAACCACTGAAGACCCAGGAGCAGAGACATTACTATTAGACGAATCTAGTAATTTAATGGGAGACATAAATCCTCATGTTTCTGATGAGAATTGGACTAGTTATTATAATCAATTAAAAATAAGTGAAAACGCAGCAAATAAAGGATATGATAAAGAAAAAGATTTATGGTTTCCTTTTGACGTAAGTGATGCAGAACGAAATATTGGATGGGGAATTAATATGAGTACTTTTAGTAAAGAAGAACGAGAAAGAATATCAAAAGGTATAACTACTGTTGAGCTGGAACAGATGTATTCAGATAGAATTGCTAATCATTTAAATAAAACTCAAGATTATATAGATACATGGCAAGGAGATTGGACAAGAGATGATAAAAGTGGTAATACTGGATATAAAGGTAAGGAAGGTAATTGGAATAAGTTGCCTGATAATCTTAAATTAGCTTTAACTGATTTTTCATATAATTTAGGTGGATTAGAAAAGTTTCCTAAATTTGTAACAGCTGTTATGAATAATGATTTAGAAGGAGCTAAAGCAGAATATAAAAGATATTGGAAAAATAAGGGAGTGAAAACAGAATTAACAAAAAGAAATGAAGAGATTTATAAAATGATATTTGAAAACGCTAAAGGTGATGGTAAAATTTATAGAAAAGGAGGTTCATTCGCAGTCTATACTAAAGGAGGTTTATTTGACACTGGAGGTACAGTAGACGAAACAGACCCATCAAATAAAACAGAAGTTGTCTTAAATTATTCTCAATCATATGGTTCTAGGAGAAGAGGAGCTTTTCCTAGGATGGTAAATGAAGACTCTGGTGAAAATCCTAATTTAAATCTTAGTGAAAATGCATATCTAGCATTATGTATGGCTCAATATTATGGATATACAGGAGAAATAGAAATGACTAGTGGACAAAGAGGAGGTAAAGACCAAACAAGAGTATATAGTAAATATCAAAGAAATGACGCTCATGTATATAGAAGATTTCCTCAATATCAACAAGCAATAGCGGATTCTTTAGGAGTTTCTTTACATGATTATAAAACTAATAATGTATCTGATGAACAATGGAAAAATCAAGATACAGAGGCGATTAGTGGTTGGATTGATGATATTTGGGCAAAAGTACAGTCTGAAGAAATGACTATGGATGAAGCTAATAAATTATATCCTATGCATCACATGACAGGAGATGCGGGTGATTTCACTGGAGATTTTAGACAATGGTTACAAAGCAGTAAAAGTAAAGAGTTTAGAGAAAATTTTAATATAAGCGTGTTAAATGAACGCGACCATTTTCATGTAACTTTTGGAGAAAATGTAAATGTACCAGAAGAACATAAAATGGAATATGTAAATCATAAAGACCAATTTAATAGTCTTTCTATAGATAGTGAAGATGTAGTAGGTACTAAAGTTATAAATATGAATCCTTCTACTTATCAAGGAGAGCAACGTAATTTATTATATGGTCCTAGTTTAAAAGATTTACCTGTTAAAGATGTCACATTAACAAGTGGTGTTGAACCTCCTGCTACATTAAAAAAAGCAACTCTACCTCCAGGATATAAAGAATACCAACAATATCGTTCTGAAATGAAAGATAAAGAAGAAAAAACTCTTGGATATAGAATACATAGCTCTTTAGAAAGTATGGATACATATACTACTCCAAAGCATCTTAAAGCTTTATCATTTGATGAATGGTTAAATGAAAATCCTGAATTTAAAGAAGTTCCAAAGGAGGATATAGATAAAGGAGAATCAAAAGAAAACGTGTCTGTAGTTCCAGGAGACCATGGAGTTCCTTTTCCAGGTTCGGTTGAAGATAAAATTGTAGAAGAACCTGACCATATAGAGACTATTATGAAAAAAACAGGTAAGACAAGAGAAGAAGTTATATCAATATTAGAATCAACTAGAGAGAAAACGCTTGAAGAACGAAATGATTTATGGAGGGGAAGATATTATAAGCCTGAAAAACCTTTCTCTCCAGATGATTTCCCTTGGAAGCCTGAAAAACTTTTCTCTCCAGATGCTTGGCCTACGCCATTTCCATTGCCTAATCCTGAGCAGCGTGGATATCCAGATGATTTCTGGCCTAACCCAGTACCAAGAAAGCCTACACCTGGACCTTGGGAAACATTACCAGCCCCTCTCGCTCCACCAGCAGAAGTTAATCCATATCAATTATTACAAAGACAACAAAACTTAAAAACATCTTATGATATAAATAGTCATATTGGTAATATAAAAAACATGATTAATAATTGGAAATCAAATAAATAATTGTAATTTTGCAACTTCTTTTCTTTTCCATGTTTTCATACAGTTAGCCCCTTTATTACAAGGGGTTTTCTGTTTTTGGAATATAAATAAAAATTTATACAATAAATTCCTTATATTTGTAAAATGAAAATATTAAATAGTAAACATGGTAAAATAATTAAAAGAGGAAGCTTTTATTATCTAGAAAAAAACTATAAGGAGTATTTTCAATTAATAAAAGAAGAAGATTTGATAATTGATAAAGTTCAAGAGAATAATTTTATTTATTTAGATAATGATATTTCTTTCTGTCGTAACCCTTATTTTGAATTAGATAAATTATATGGTAAAAAACCAAGAAAAATATATTTTAAAAATACATTTAAATTAATACATACAGTAGAATAATGTATCTATTACAAATTAATAAAAAGGGAAATATATACAAAGAAGATAATGGTGTTGTTCTTGTTCCAGAATTTAAAAATGTTTTAGAGACAGAAAAATTAGGACAAATAGCAATGAAATGGATTGCTATGGTATTTGATTATGAAAGTCCTTATAGACATTATACTGAAAAAGAAAGAATAAAAGCTGTATCTAAAGATTTATATGATAGTTACACTTGGTCTGGTTATAATAAACCAGAAATGAAGGAAGCTATAGAAAAATATAAAGAATTACAATTTGACCCATTAGACGAACAGCTTATAGCTTTTAATAAAAAGATTAATGAATTTACAAACTTAATTGACAACATGTTCTTAAATGAGGAGAACGCTGAGCTATTACAAAAACTTATGATTGGAGTGGAAAAAATATTAAAAACAAGACAATCTTTATTAGATTCTATTGAAAGAAGAGGAGAAAGACAAAAGATTGCTGGAGATAAAGGGTTGTCCTTTTTAGAAAATCGTAAGAAGATAAAAGAAATGTAATGAAGAAAAGTATTAGAAAGCCTATTGAATTAAAAAATAAACCTATTAAGATAAACTCATCAGGAAGAACTGAAGAAATTAAGAAAAAAAATAATCTTACTTATTTAAAACAAAGATATTCTTATCATTATAAAAAAGGAAACTGGGAAAGAGCAAATGAATATAGTGAATACTCTATTCAAAATTATCAAATGGATTTGAAAGAATGGATGGAAAATAAAGAATTAAGTAAAATGAATAATAAAAATATATTTGGATTTGACAATCCTAAAAAATTAAAATATGGGTAAGATAAAATTTGACCCACAAAGATATAGACCAATACCCAATAAAGGATTTCCTGATTTAGAAGAAGGTTCTGTAGCATATCAAGAATGGTGGACAGAACAACAAGAAAGATGTGTTAATGGATTTAAACCTAAAGGTATGCCTAAGATTTCTGGTAAGTATTATTTTTATCTAAATTTTTATTTTATTTTAGGAAATGATGGTTCAAAAGGTGGTCGTAAATCTTTAATACATCCATGGTATAGAGAAATGGATAGAGAATATTTTAATCTATTTGAAACATGTAAAGATGAAGGAAAAGGAATGATTGTTATTAAAGCAAGGGACAAAGGGTTCTCTTATATGAACTCTGGTATGGTTGCTCATGAATATACATTTTTTCCGTACAACGATATAGGTGTAGCAGCAGGATTACAAGCTACTGCTGACGCGTTCTTTGATAAAACAAAAAAGGGACTTAATGGTATACATCCAAATTTTAAACATTCTGTATTAAAAGACACTCAAACTATTATGAGGTCTGGATATAAACAAAAGAATAGAGATGGTAAATGGGAGACAGGAGGATATCAATCTACAATTATATGTAGAACAATGGATAATCCAGAAGTGTTTAAAGGTGAAAGAACTTCATTAATGGTATTTGAAGAAGCTGGAGAATTTAAACATTTAAAAAATGCGTATATGTCTTCTAAAGCATGTTTTATGGATGGTAATATACAATTTGGAGTTCCTATTATTGGAGGTACAGGTGGTGATATTAGCGCTTCATCAAAAGACTTTATGGACATGTATTATAGTTATGACGCGTATAATCTTATACCTATGTTTATACCAGCTTCAAAAGCTTATTACGGATTCTTTGATATAGAGACAGGAGTAGAAGATGTTAAAGGAGCTGAAGAAAGTTTATCTGAAGAAAGAGAAGTTATTAGAAAGTCTGGAGATAATGAAGCTTATAACTTACATATACAAAATTATCCATTAACTATAGAAGAAGCATTTTTAAATACAAAACAAAGTAGATTTGATATTGCTTTGTTAAATGCTCAAAGAAGTAGAATACTATCAAGTAAAGATTACAAGAATCAAATACAGTCTGGATATTTAGATTGGGCGTTAAATGATGATGATGAATTAAAGGTTTTATGGAGACCTCATCCTACTGGACCATTTAAAGTTTTATCTCATCCGATGCCAGAATATCAAGGAATTGATATAGGAGGAGTGGATTCTTATGACCAAGATGAAGCAGGAGCGTCAGATTCTTTGGGAAGTGCAATAATTTATCGTAGATTTGCAAATACAAATATTCCAAGCGATTACGTTGTAGCTGAATATACTGACAGACCTAAGAAAAAAGAAGATTTTTGGGATGGGTGTTTGAAGTTAGCTGTGTATTATAATGCTAAGATGTTGGTAGAATATACAAAGATAGGTATTTTGGATTATTTTAAACGTATGAATGCTTTAAAATATTTGAAAGAAAAACCAGAGTCTGCTCATAATCCAGGTTCTAGAACAAGAAATCAATATGGTGTTCATATGAATAAACAAGTGAAAGCTTTATTGGAAGATTTGATAGATGATTATATTAGAGAAAATATTAAAGAAATTTGGTTTTTAAGTTTAATAGATGAATTAGCTAATTATGGATTACAAAATACAGACCGAGCTATGGCTTTTGGTATATGTTTGATTCATAATATAGATAATTACAGAATGAGAGTTCAGGAAAAAGAAGAAACAATAGATATAGGTCTTAAATATTATACAAGAGGTTTAAATGGAACACCAATAAAATTAAATTAAAATGAGAAAAACTACCCCTTTTCCATCTATGATGGTTTCAGAAAAAGAGAAAAATAAAGAATGGTGCGATAATGTGTTAAATGCAATTATAGGATTTATGTCATATGATGATAGTACATATCAATCTTCTAGAAATAAAGATATTGGAAATTATGCTGTATATAATGGTAAAATAAATCAAGCTGACTATACATATATTACAGAACAGTACGGATTAAGTTATCCAGCAAGACTTGTAAATTATCCTATTATAACTCCTAAAATTGATTTACTTATAGGAGAAGAATTAAAAAGACCTATAGATATGAAAGTTTCTACAGTTAACAAAGAAGCTGTAATTAGAAAATTGGACTATAAAGTTGCTTTAAAAATGAATGCTTTATTAAAAGATATACATCAAGAATTTGAAGAAACATATGGAGAACCTATAACAGACGAAGGTCAAGGCATGCCTGTGCCTGAAGATATAGATATATATATGAAATATAACTATAGAGAAATGGTAGAAGAAGTTGCTCAAGACGGATTAGAATATATACTAAATAGATATAATTTAAAAGATAAATTTAAAGAAGGGTTTAGAGATTTATTAGTAACAGGAAAAGAAATTTATAAAATTGATATATTGAATGGAGACCCTCAAGCTCGTAGAGTAGACCCGCGTTCAGTTATTTATGATTCAACTATTCATTCTGATTATTTAGACGACGCTGCTTGGGTGGGGGAAGAAAGATGGTTATCTGTAAATGAAATTAATGATGAATTTAAACAATGGTTAACTGAAAAAGATTTAAAAGAATTAGATGTAATGAGAAGTATTTATGGTAACGATATAAATGATTATAATAGTGGATTTCAATGGATAGACCAATCTCATGGTCAAGAAAATCGTATTCGTGTAGTTCAAGTTGAATGGAAATCATTAAGAGCTATTAAATTTAAATTATCACCTAATAAATATGACCCAGATAGACCATTTAGAAAAATGGTAAAAGACACATATAAAAAGAGAAAAAAGGGAGAAGTTATAGAAACTAAGTGGGTAGATGATATATGGGAAGCTACTAAAATTGGAGGAAAAATTCTTGTTAGAGCAAAAAGAAGAGATAATCAAGTAAGAAGTGTAGACAATCCAGGAAGAACTCCATTATCATATATTGGGTGTATAAAAGGAAATACTACAGGAACTTCAAATTCTATGGTTGATTTATTACATAATGTACAGATGTTATATAATATTGTAATATATCAAATAGAATTAGCTATGGCTCGTTCTGGTGGAAAAGCTGTTGTTTACGATACTTCTCAAATACCTACAAATGTAGGAATGGATATGCAGACAGTATTATATCATTTAAAAACAGATGGTATTATACCTATTAATTCAAAAGATGAGGGAGGTCAAGTACAATCATTTAATCAATTTCAACAAGTTGATTTTACTCTATCTCAATCTGTTCAGCAATTAATTAATTTAAAAATGATGCTAGAGGATATGGCTGGTCAATTGTCTGGAGTTACAAGACAAAGAGAAGGAGCTGTTGAACAATATGAATATGTTGGTAATGTTCAAAGAAGCGTAATGCAATCTTCAACTATTACAGAAAGTTGGTTTTATTCTCATGGAGAAGTTAAACAAAGAGTATTAGAATGTTTATGTAATAGCATGAAAATAGCTTGGGCTAATGGCAAAAAAGCTGCAATGATATTAGGAGATGGAGCTTATAAATTTTTAAATATAATGCCTGATGTTGCTTTGCAGGATTTCGGAGTATATATAGGAGATAGTGGAAAAGACGACGCAATGAAACAAGTTGTACATCAATTAGCTCAATCCGCTTTACAATCAGGAAGTATTGATTTATTAAATATACTTAAAGTATTAAAAGCAGACACTATGACAGAAGCTGAAAAGATTTTAGAAAGAGGCATGGATGAAATGCAAAAACAAGCAGCTGCTCAACAAGAACAAGCTATGCAGCAAATGCAAGCTGAACAACAAGCTGCTCAGGCTAAATTCCAAATGGAATCTGAATTAAAACAAATGGATAATGAAGCAAAAATTCAAGTGGCTGAAATTGGAGCTGAATCAAGATTAGAAGTAGCTAAAATACAATCAGATGATAAAAGAGATTTACATGACGCTTCTATAGACGCTGAGTTTTCTAAGAAATTAGCAGACCACGAAATTGATAAAGATAGAGAAGATAAAGACAAAGATAAATCAAAACTAAAAGCTGTTAAAGAGTCAACATACGAAGATAAAATTAGAGCGAAGGATAAAATTGTAAAATAATTTGTATCTTTGCGAAATAGGGACCAATAAATAAAATAATATGTCAGAAGAAAAATCAAGCTTAGTAGAAGAAGTAGAAGAAACTACATCTACTAGTGAAACAACAGAAAACAAAGATTCATTTAATCCATTAGCGTTTACATCAGATTCTCCTACAGGAGATTTAGGACCTGATGTACCTGTAGACGAGGGTGAAGAAAAATCGTCTAATGTAGAGACAAACGAAGAAGATGGATGGGGATGGAATAAAAAAACAGAAGACCCATCTGAAGAAGAGACAGAAGAAAATTATGAGTGGGAAGTTAATAATAACCCCGAAGAAAATATTGATTGGGAAAAAGTTTCTAAACAATTAGGATTAGAAGGAGCTTCTAAAAATGAAATTAAAAGCGCTTTAGACGCTATGAAGGGCGATGAACAAAGTTCAGAACCTACATCTCCTCAAATTGAAACATTAGAAAATTATTTAACATATTCTAATAAAGAATTAGTTATAGAAGAATTGAAAGCAGACGGACTATCTAATGATGAAATAGATGATTCAATAGACAAAATGCAACGTAATGGAATGATTACAATTAAAGGGAGAGAAATAAAAAGAACAATTAAAAACGCCGTTAAACAACAAAAAAATACATTATATAATCAACAACAAGAAAATGTAGCTCAAAGAGATAAAATTGTTAGAGAGGCGAGAGAAG